TTTGGGGACATCTCGAAAACACCTTCTCGAACCTCTTTAAAAGCAGTTGCATTAGTCAACCCCAAAACCTTTTTGGGTGACAATCCAATAGATTTACGATTGTCGCGCGGATTCATACATGCATTAGTCACATCGCCACAAACAGTACGATAGAGGTCTAGAGGGGTCGATAATGGAAAAACGCTGATATCATTCAACATACCTTCGATAGCATTCATAATGTGGTCGTGGGGGAAAACTCCTCCCTTCCCCATATATCGCAACCTTTTTAAACATGGACTCTTCCAAACTCCGTTAACGCATACGGCTTTTCCCAAATGAGGTAATGAATATTCAGGACATTCTGGGAAAACACTCTTAAGAGGAGTCTCTGCTATGGTTCCTTTCATCTGATCGGCAAATGGCAGATGATACAATGGAAGTGCATCATGAAACTCCAAGCGATCTTCAAACTGTTCAAATTTTCCAGCATCCGAATTAGGGGAAACTCCGGGTTTTAACATCCCCTCTTTCTCATACACTTCAATTATTGGAGGCATGCTGTCCGAGAACATAGGTATATCAACACCTCGACTCTCGATCTCACGTTTAGCCAGGTTGAAATCCGTCAAACTCACGTACGCCCCCACTTTTAAGCCACTCTCATAGCGACCTTTATGGATCCCTATAAAAGCTCCGTCAACAGAGACAATTGGGGCACCACAGTCACCTTCCTTGGTTACTGCATCATAGACTGGGCCATGTGTTCCAGGACGAGCTACCACGGTTTGATTTAGAATAGCCACAGACATCGCTCCCTTGAGTCGTGTATGTGGAAGCTTTGGATAAGCTATATCAATCACTGCCGGGAAACCCGGTATGAAATAATAGACAACGTCCTCTACATCATTAAAACTAGCAAAACGCGGATCATAGGAAAACTTCCCATCGCGATTCCCAGAATGAGATATCGAACATACGTCTCCTTTCACAGTCCCCTTGAAAACGTGCGCACAAGTCACAAAGATCTGATGTGTTATGAACACTACATACATCTCACATTTAGATGCCTTGATGCGAGCTAAAACGGGTTGGTGGGCTATACCACACCAAGGTGTTATCTTATCAAAGAATGGATTGACGATAACATCCTCCTTCTTCTCTACATTTGTCAGAGATTGAATAATATTCCCTTGAGGAGAAAGTTTCATCATAGTACGATACATTGAAATTCCTATAGAAGCTGTGCCAACCATTGCTCCGAAAGCAAGAAGTTTCTTACCATCCACTTCAGGAATGTCTTTCAGAACATTTTTAATGGGTGTCATAATTCTTTCAAAGAATGTGTAGACTCCCTCTGGGAAAATACTTGTTGACACTCGAACCTCAACCTTTTTCAAGGCTTG